TAAATATTCTTGTTCAGTCATAATATCTCCTGTGATTGTTAATTTTGGTGAGAACCTAATGTAAGCATATTTTTAGTGTTCGCAACAGTATTTTTTATAATTGTTTTCTTGACAAATAAATGATAATTCTTTCCCAAGAAAGTATGAAAAGTGAATGTCATGTATTTGGTAGGATAGTAAAAAAATATAAGCTATCAAACGAAGATATTGAAAGTATTAATACTTCTTATGAAAAAGCAAAAAAAAATTTAAAAGACTACGGACATAAATTAGCTGGCAGATTAGACTCAGAATTAGATTTTAAAAATTTGTTAACACAAACCAGCGCGTTTAATAAAATATCAAAGTGCATGCGTGATTATATTGATACATGCTTACAAAATAATGTTTATAAAGTACCTATTGATGGATTAAATATTGTTAGTTGTTGGGTTAATGACATGAAAGCAGGTGAATATAACCCACCTCATACTCATCATGATCTAACTGGTTGGTCTACTGTTTTGTTTTTAAAAGTTCCAGAATTTATTAATGACGCAAATCGTCCTCATAAATTCATGGATGGTCAATTAGGTTTTGTTTACGCTAATGCTTTAGGAACATATTATGTAACACCGCAAGTAGGAGACTTCTATATTTTTGAAGCTGCTCATCAACACTTAGTCTTGCCTTTTAAAGTAAAAAAAGAAGGAGAGGTAAGAAGATCAATGTCCTTTAATTTTGTAAAAGAAAAAAATGAATAAGTATCACAAATCAATAAATTATCTATTGGATCTTAATACTCAAAACATACCGCATAGTGGCAAGAATTTTTTTGATCATTGCGTAAATGTTTATAACATTTTAAATAATTGTAAGTTTGACGAAGATGTTTGTTTTGCAGGTCTTTTTCACAGTATTTATGGTAATGATATATTTACTACAGGAAAACAACTAAACGTATCTAGAGAAGATATTAAAAGTATTATTGGAGAAAGAGCAGAAAGTTTAGTTAATAAATTTAACACTGTGCCTAGGGAAAAACTATGGCAGGATGACGATCAGGATATAAAAAATATATTAGTAGCAAATGAATTAGACAACAAACCATTATTTGAAATATTTGATAATGTATTTGACGATAAAACTATTGATTTACTATATGCTGTTTTTAGAGACCAAAAACGATGGCTTTTTGGTGGTCATGGCGTAGATCCAAACAACAGAAAGTTAAATGCGATTTTATCCAATAAAAACAAGATAGATAATATACTTTTTGATTGTGCTAATAAAATAATTAAACAAAATAATCTCGATAATTTTGTTACTTATAAAAGAGCATATGCTAGTGGATATTTACATGGCACAATACATGATCTACACACTGATGACGGCGCAGATCAATACAATAAAGTTTTTACTATTATGTTTTATTTGAATAAAGTGTGGAATATAACTTACGCTGGTGAGACTGTGTTTTTACATAATAATGAAATGATTACATCGGTATTACCTAAAGCAGGCAGAGCAGTTTTGTTTGATGGATCTATTCCACATTTAGCAAGAGATCCATCTAGAATTTGTTCTGAATTACGAATGGTTGCAACTTTTAAATATAAGGTAGGTAAAAATGTTTGAAAATAAAATAAGTTTTAACGCTCATGATGGTGCGATGGTTGATTTGTGGCCGCACCCTAAGCCAGCAGGTAGGTTTGTACCAGAGGCGTATAAAAAATTAAAAAGACACAAAGATGGTAATTTATTCGAGCCTACTGTAAAAACTTGCATACCTTTTTTAGATGCAATAAATTTTGGATACATAATTCCTTTTGATCAAGACTACTTAGTCAATCCAGTAGAAAATGATTTTAGTGTTGTCCCAGCTAATAGAGAGGAGGGTCATTTTGGTTTTCATGGAAAAACGCAACTACCTGAAGAGTGGCAAAAAAGAACAGGAGAAAACGCAGGCAAATTTCATAACAAATGGTTAATAAAAACACCTCCTGGCTATAGCTGTCTATTTATTCAACCGATGAATAGAAACGAACAAAGATTTGAAATTATATCTGGTGTCGTTGAAACGGACACATATACAAATTTAATAAATTTTCCATTTATATTAGGAAAAAGAGATGAACAGTTTTTATTAAAAAAAGGAGAAGCTATGGTTCAGGTTATACCGTTTAAAAGAGAATCATGGAAGATGTGGAGTGGTTTTTACTTTGAAAAATTACATGCTAAAACACAAAATTTGTTAAATAGTGAATGGATGGACAGATACAAAAAATATTTTTGGAGTAAAAAATCTTTTAAATGATAACCACATCTGATTACATTAAATGCTATAACAACATTGTAGACCAAGAAACATGTAAAAATATTATAAACAATATTAATATAGACGATTTTAAAAGAGCCACTACCAGAGACGGAGATGAGTCTAGCCTTAGAAATTGTTATCAAAACAAACTAAATAATGATTTTGATAAAAAGATTTATAATTGCGTAGGCAAAGTTTTACAAAAATATGCAAATGACTTTCGTTATTTTTATACTGGATTAACAACAGAAGATACTGGCTACACTCATTTAATATATAAAGGATCTGAAAAAGGTGAATATAAAACACACATAGATCATTATGATTTAAACCCAAGAGTTTTAAGTTGTTCTTTTATTTTAAATGAAGAATATGATGGTGGAGATTTTTCGTTTTTTGAAGGCAAACATGTTGTTAAAAAGTTAGCTGGTAGCGTTGTAGTCTTTCCTAGTAACTTTTGTTTTCCTCACGCTGTTACACCTGTAACAAATGGTGACAGACACGCAATCATCACCTGGATACATTAATGAAAGAGTTGTATAAGTATGTGCAAAATATGCTTTCATCCGATATGGTTGAATTTTTAACGTCGTTCAGTTTAAAAAATTTTTCTCACGGCGATTCTCAAGCTCCATTATCTTCTGCTAGTCACTCTAAAACATCTGATATTTACAAGCATATTATTTATTATCTGCAACCAATTATGGAAAAACAAACTAATTTAAAATTAAAACCAATTTACTCTTACAATAGAATTTATCTTGGGGGATCTGAATTAAAAAAACATGTAGATAGAAAAGCTTGTGAGATAAGTGCCTCTATAACTTTAAAATACTTTTATAAAGATCCTAATTATAAATGGCCTTTATGTATGGGAGATACACCTGTAGTTATAAATACAGGAGATGGCGTAATTTATAAGGGCTGTGAGATACCTCATTGGAGACCTGTTTTTAATCAACCAAAAGAATTTTGGCACCATCAATTATTTATTCATTATGTAGATTTAAATGGTCCTAATAAGGACTGTGAGCCTGAAAATTAAGAATAATTTTCGTCGTAGTCGACCCAAGATTTTGACCAATCAATATAAGAAGCTGTAGCACTAGCATTACCTGCATGAAAATCATCAGCTTGGTTTCCGTCGTCAAGCCATTTAGTCAAAGCATTTTCTACGTAATTATTATAATCTAACGTAGCACTTTCAATTTGGCCTTTTCTAGTTTCTCCCCACGCCAATAAATCAGCTATTGTTGTAGATCCGACTGCATCACTTGTAGCTGATAATGGAGTGTTACCTGTCATCATCCCTGTTGATGCATCTTTATTTTGAATCTCATTTGGGCCTGCTACATTATTATAAACAACAGCATGAATTGTGTTTGGTGTCCAACCATCTACCCAATTTTTCCCTTTGTCTGCCCAACCTATTCTATAAGAATCGTCTAACAAAATTGATTCACCGTTTAGTATTACAATTTGTGTAGCCATTAGTATCTCCTAGTGTTTAATTATATAGTTAACCACCACAAAAGGTGAGAATGAGTTTGTTCCTGAAGCAGTAACAGAACCAGATAAGTTTGTTGTAATATTACCTGTTAAAGTTCCTGATAAATTATGACCATGATTGTGACCCGTACCAGATCCAGCATTAGTTTGTTGTATGTTTGATCCAGTCATACTTGCTGTAATGTTAAATCCAGAAGATTGTCCTCTACCACCCATTGATCTAAAGAATCCTGAAGTTACAAAACCTGCCATGTCTGGGTTACCAGCACCTGATTGTGTTAGAACAGGGTGTCCATGACTTGCTAACTGAGCAGTTGTTAATGATGTATTATCAATGTTACCTGTAACAGTTACAGATTGTGTGCTTGTAGAAGTTGCAGCTTTGTTATCAGTAACAGATACCGTAACAGTATTTGCTCCACCAGTTCCTGCTAAATTGTAGGTATTACCATCAAAACCTTGTGGCATTTTACCTTGTAGCTGAGGGACGTTAAAAGTTGTTGAACCATCACCAGATCCATAAGTTGTAGAAATTACAGCAAATAAATCTGCAAACGTAGATCTTGAAACTGCAGCACCATCGCATAATAAATATCCATCTGGAGCTGTAGCTTTTGTCCAAGGCTTAATCGCGCCTACTTCACTTCTGTTTACTATATCTTGTAAGTTAGCCATAATTAATCGTTATATTTTAATCTCCAACCGTTGTCACTATCATAATACACAAGTGCAAATCCAGCCCCACTAGTTGAAACTGTTAGGTCTGAAGTGGCTCCCTGTATTTTTTCACTGTTCCTACCAACTGTTAAATTTGCGGTACCGAATGTACCATGGGAATCTATAAATTTTACCTGATCACCTTGAGCAGGGCTCGAAGGTAAGTTAACTGTTACTGCTCCACCTGAGGTATCAACAAAAATGTTTTCTCCTGCTGATGAAGTATAAGGTGAATCACCTACTGCTTTATCAATCCATGCTTCACCTAGTCCTGCTAGTGTAAATATATCATACCAATTAGTTCCATCTGAAGAAACTAATCTATATTTACCGTTTTTAATTGTTAATGTATTTCCAGAAGCGCCTAGTCTTGCAGTTATGTCAGCGCCACCTGCAATGTTGTTATAAAGTCCGTAAGTTTTTTGTGTAGCTGGAAACTGTACAATGTGTGTAGTAGAAATAGTTCCAGAAAAAATTATTTGGTTTTGTCTAGCTTCGTTATTAGCTTGAGATTGTGGACCATCGTTGTTTGTTAAAGTAGTAGGTCCTGTTCCAGAAAGAGTTTTTGCATAAACACCAGCGATTGCAAACTCAAATACTTGAGAAAAATTGTTATTGGTTATTGTACCCCAAGTTCCAGAATTCTCTCCTGTAGTTTGTAGTTCTATTCTTAAACCTGTCGAAAATGTTGAACTCATTTAATCTCCTAATTTAAAATTTAATGATTATTTTAAAGTTTGTCAAAACTTTTTTTATGCAGCTTTATGAACTTCCGTCCAAACTATTGCTGGGTTAGAGTCATCTACTTGGCTCCAGAAGGTGCCTCCTAAATTACCTACACTACTAGTAGCAGAAACGCCAGTGATTGTAAAGGCCACATCTGTGCGAATTGATACTGATGTCACTTCAGACGTCATAGACACGCTAGGGGCTTCATAACTAGTTTCTTGGCCTGCATCTCCTATAGTAGATGTCAATCCTGCTGCTGTGACAGCAACTGTTGCTCCTCCAGTAGCTACAACATCATTAGTATCAGCAGCTAAATCAATACCTGTTACGTCTACAGGAGCAGATCCTGACGCTTCTTCATCTCCAAGAGAAACTGTAGTTGCGTTACCTGTAAGAGTTACATTTGAATCCCCAGTGATAGTTGAAGATCCTAAAGAAGAGGTTATTAACTGCGGAGATGCATCTATCGTTATTGGTAATGTGCCAGCTCTTGAAACTAGACCATCTTCGGTAACAACAATTGTTAAATTATTATCACCAGAAATAGAGAATGTGCCTATAGTTGATGTGGCAGAAACACCTGTTACAAAAACAGAGGTGCCTGGTGTTGTCGCTGCAGAAGTTAATTCAACTCCTGTAATCGTTGGAGCGACGTCTCCTCTAAATCCTAAATCGCCAGAAGATGTTGTTGCTGACACTCCTGTAAAAGCATATTCCGTTTCTAATATATTCCAAAGATTATCACTCCAACCAATGATCTCACCCGTAACTTGATTTGCACCACGTCCCCAACCAGATTGAAATACACCAGATGCGTCTTCTTCACCAAGTGCAGAAGTTAACGCGTTGCCTGTAGCTGTTACGTTAGAGTCTCCAGTGGCTATTTCAGTTCCTAAAGTTGAAGTTAATGGATTGCCTGTTGCAGTTACTTCAGCAATACCAGTTGCTACAGCAGTGCCAGTCGTAGAAGTTAAACCTGCAGCGGTTGCGGTCACATCAGCATTACCAGTTGGAACTTCTTCGCCTAAAGATGAAGTTAGCCCTACACCAGATAATCCATTATCTGCTGTCAATACAAAATCACCATTACCCCAAGAAGATGTACTCCATCCTAATGGTAGTGTAGTTCCTACACCTCTATTCCATCCTGTTAATATTTGATTGTCTACAATGGTAGGATTAGGCATTGTGCCCGTAGTAGATGTGAGGGCATTACCAGTTGCAGCATACTCAGAAGCCTGAGATGCTTCACCAATAGTAGATGTAATTTGGTTTCCTGTGACCCCAAATACATTCGTGGTAACTAGGGAAACAGTACCAACAGAAGATGAGAGGCCATTACCTGTAGCGTTTACGGGTGCAAAGGTATCCCAAGCACCCGAATTCCAGGTTTGTCGGCCCCATCCTTGGATAGAGGCCATAAATTATCTCCTATGCTATTCTTATGATTGCAGCAGTTGATTCAGCAGCAGGAAACGTGATTGTAAACGTACCAGCAGTTGAAGTTTTAACAGCGCCAAAATCAAGAACACATACTGATGCATTTGTTGTTAAACCAGATACAGTTGAACTGTTATATATAACAGCCGCTTGTGCAGAAATAGTTGCACTTGTAAATGATATATCGTTAAAATCGCACACAGCAGAATCACTTGATAAAGTTGGAGTAACAGAGGTTAAAGTGCCTCCGCCCTCAGAATAAGTTCCTGAGTTGCCCACTTCATCAGTTTGTTGAAAAGCAGTTGTTGATTTACTTAATGTTGCTTCGTTGTCGTATAGCGCAAGTTTAAAAGTATTCCCCGTCGTTGCCGTAAAATTGTGTAGGCCTTTCAGGATCTCCACTTTGAAACTGTTACATACAGCTTGGTTAATTGCCATAATTATCTCCTATGGGTTCCTTGACTCGAGAGGGATACGAATAACGCCATCTCGAAATTCGTCTCTACGGTCACGCCCCATCTCATATGTGGCTAGAGCCTGTACAGACTGATTATACATTTTATCGTAGTATTGTATCATATCGGCTGGACCTTTCAAGTATCCAAGTGCCTCTAAAATACAACCATATAAAAGCACGTTTGGAGCGTTCTGACTTACCCAATTCGACGTTGTCGTGCTGGACAAGACAGGTGGCTTATACGTGTATGCGAGCTCTACATTTAATGCAGCGTTCGGGGTTGGTGCCAACATATGGGTATCATCATCATAAACAGCGTAATACTTGGGAGTACCTGCTCCTGTTGATGTCCTGTTTGGCGCAAATTCGTTAATAAACGAAATATCTTTTTGTATCAAGAATGTTCTATTGTTAGATCCGTCTACTAACTGAATGTACCTTGTTGCCTCCCAATCTCCTGGTAAAGGCAAAAATGGATTGTTTACAGTTAATGTTGCATTATCATATCTTCGGTAATATGTTAAATCTACCGTTCTTCTAAGTTTATCCTCTGTTGATTCAATAAATTGATTTATGACAGCATCTGTTAAGACATCTGATGTTGTTTCAGTGTAGTTTCTTACATTATCAAGTAAATCAGAATAATCAGTCATGACGTGCTCACTGTAACATTACCTACGGCTGATAGCAACCTTGTAGGCTTTTTTGGGGCCTGTAATTCTAAAGGCATCATGCTTTTAGTAGTAATTGTAAAAGTCGAACCGTCATCTCTAGTGTGTGTAACAACTTGATCTGCGGTTTCAAATTGATTTACTGTTAATCCAAAACCTTTTCCATCATAAGGTGCATCTGCCCCGTCTGGTTTTACAACTGTTCTACCACCACTAATAGGTCCATTAGAGCCTCCAACAAAAACTCTGGAAACAGCAATTTGCGGTTTAGCATCTTCTAAAGATTGTGGATCTTGTACAATAGGTCTAGGTTCTAATTGTGGATGTTTTGGCTCGAATTCAGTGTAATGAACTATAGCGCCTGTCCACTCTTTTACCATTTCATTGTAAGGAAAAGCCATACCTGATCTATCAGATATTCTTTTAGCAAATTTTCCAGATGCAAATCTAGACATTAGATACTCGGGAAGTATGTTTTAGGTGTAAGAAATAAACTTGTTCTTTCTCCGTCTTGAGCAGCAGCTCTTTGAAATTCATCTTCGTAAATTTGTTTTAAAGCTACTAATCTATCTGGAGACTTTTTCATACTAATATAATATGCTAAACCCGCAGTCATACATGGAAGAAAACGAAAAGGAATCTGAGCATTATTTGTGTAGTCCCCCGAATCAAACATGCGAACAAGAGCATAATAACGTAGAGTATACGTTGTATCAGCTGCAGGATATAGAAATAGTGTTGGGTTTATCGTACGCTCAAAGTAGTATTGAGTTGGTCTTCCGCTTGTTGTTTTAGTTGTAAAATTAAAATAAGTAGATCTACTAATTGACGTGGCAGCAAAATCATTATTACTGCTGTCTCTGATAACGACATCTGTAATATCTACTATTTGTTGACTGTCATCTGCATTAGATCCAAATAAACTTGTGCCTGTTAAACTTTGTGTATTAGCTGGTAGTGTTTTTTCTTGTAATTGTATTGTCCAAAGATTTAAACCTCTATTAGCCCATTCTGATAATAAAATATTTAACGAACGTCTAGCAGTTTGCAAGTCGTATCCACTACGAATTTGCAAACCGCAACGCTCATATGCCTCCTCAGCAATATCATCTATGCTGAGGTCAAAATTTGCTGTGCTAGCGTAAGTTGGCATTTACTTTTTTTTCATCATTCCGCCGCCACGTTTTTTAACGGCTTTCTTTTTTGCTTGTTTCTTTTTTGCTGCGCCGCCTTTTTTCATAGCTTGCTTTTTCTTGCCAGCCATGCCGCCGCCCATCATGCCCATGGCCATTTTCTTTCTAGGTGACATCATTCCGCCACCAGCCATTTTCTTTTTACCCATCATGCCGCCGCCTGCTTTTTTCATCATGCCGCCGCCACGTTTTTTTACAGCTTTCTTTTTACCAGCCATGCCGCCTTTTCTCATAGCTTGTTTCTTTTTACCCATCATATTGACCTCCGAATATTCGTCTATAGGTTTTTGCTCTTGATACTACAACGTCTTGATAGTACCCTCTGGGCCACAACTTATAGTAGCCAGATTTGTGTAATGTATCAGAAGCTTCTTGTAATAGCGAGAACTTTTGTGCCAACATCATGGAGTATCTAAGTTCACTATCTACAGTAGGGGCGTCCCCATTTGGAGTGACGAGAAACTCTTGCTCCTCCTCGTTGGCTGGGTTGTCGGGATGAAAACCCATAAAAAATATATCCTTTTTATTATACCACTTATTGTACGCATCAATACAGTCCTGAAATCCTTCCAACGAGTAATTAAAATACGGATCACAAAAAATCAATAAGTCACTTACGTCAAAATTTATTTTTTCTAGATGTTTATTTAAAGAAGCTTTATACCATTTATGCTTAGGTTTTACCTCAACAACGACTTTATTTTGTGCCCAACTTCTCTTTGCAAAAGGACAAGCAGGCATTCCACCAAGATGTACGTTAGGAACCTCTAAAAAATGTAGGGACCATTTGCGAACGTCATCTTTTATTTGCTCTTCTAATTGCATCTTTACCTTTCTTAAAAATACTAGCTACTTGTGATTTGCCCATCACTTTAGCACGTTGTTCACCAACCGTTAAGATTTGTATTTTTCTTGCGAATGGTTTGTTAACTCTTTTAACTTTTGCCACTGTGCTTCTAGCATCAGCAGGAGTAGCAAACTTAATAGACACAGTATCACGCGGATTCTCGTCAGTATAGAGACGTCTTCCACTACCTTTTGGTTTTTTTCCTGTTCCTACTTTGGGATCTTTTCTTTTTTTCAACACCTTTAATTACTCCTTTATTTTTGGACGCATAAAAAACTGCTTCTGCTTCTTTACCATAGGTCTTTTTCATAGACCTCATTATTTTTTGTCCTTTTTTATTTAACGGCACTAAAATACACCTTTAAATCCAAATCCCCTTTGGGCAACACCTGCTCGT